TTGTTTTTGGTGTACCTTGCTTATATCTTCAAGTTCTTTTACTCGTTCTTGAAGTTTTCTATATGGTGTCGTTGCCATTTTATCTCCTTTGTTATTCTTATAGTATATAAAAAAAAATCCCCTGCGTCAAGCTGACACAAGGGATTTCACTTATCTGTTTCCATATTTTTAAATTTGTATGTTAGCGTTAAACAAATACAATGGCAATTAGCATACCTAACATTAGCCATACAAACATAACACCAATAATATTTTTCATAATTTATCCTTTCTAATAGTAGTTGATACTAAAAGATAAGATGTGTCAAGTCTATATCAGCATTATTTCTTGCCATATTATAGATATATATATAACACTACATATAATCATTAATATATATATTTTTGTGTCCATTTTATTTTTCCACCTGTATTTTTACCCCGACTTTCCTTAGCCATATCTTAGAAATTATAATCAATTCTAATATAAAGGTTTGTATTTGTGCTGTACTTGCTTTGCTTATTTTTATTTTAATTATTTTTGTAGGCATTTTTTTCTATACTTTCATAGATGTTTTTGTTTATCTCTATTTTTGACAGACCTTTATCATTTGCCGAATATACAATTATAAAATGATTATCTTCAGCATTAAATAATTCACACTTGCAATAAAATGGCGTTCTTTTTTTTATTGTAGTTGAATACCCTCGCCAATTATTTACTATCATTTTTTATTTTTGGTTTAAGTTTTAATAATTCATATTGATTTTTTAATTTCCATAATTTAACTTCGCTATTTCGTTCCATAATTATAGAAATAATAAATAATAAAAAACCAATAATTAAAAAAGCTAGTCCAATATATAATAAATTATTCATATTTTTTTAACCTCACTTTCAACTATAAGTATACATGCACAAATTGCATAGGTCAAGGGCTAAGCTATGCAAAAAACACATAACACAATTAAGCCACAGTTTGTTCTAGGTTTGTTCTTAAAATCCACAGTGTAGAAAAAGAGAACAAAAAGTGAACAATAGATATATAAAAAATAAATAAAAAATATAATAAAATTTGACACTAGAAAAAATATAGTTTAAAAATAGTAATGATTAAATTTAAAAATATAAATAATTTATATTGGTTTAATCTTAAAGAGGTAAAAAAAATGAGTGAAAAAATAAGTGATACAGTTAAAAACTCTCAAACACCATTTGAGATTTTTACTGAAAAAAATGCTAATTTAAAAAGATACTTAAATTTAGCATTAAAAAACACGAGAGAAATAATGAAAATATTACTTCCAAAAATAGCTGTGGAAGTTGAAAAAATGATAAACTTTCATTTAAACTCTACAAAAGACCAAGTTGAAACTAATAAATCTAAATTAGTTATAAATGAAAAAGCAATAAGGGAACATTTATTTAATTTGGTTGGATATAAAGCAAAAGACGAAAAAAATGGTGCTTTTGAAATGGTTGTTTACAGGGCTATCAATTTAGGAAAAATGAAAGTTGATACACCTAGCCAAATAAAAATTGATGAAAAAGAATCAAAAATTTTTATGATGTCAAAAGTTGCTACGCCTTTTATAAAACAAGAATTAAAAGGTCAAAAAGGTGCTGTTAAATATGTGCCTAATACAAAAGAAGATTTAGTTGAAATAAACACTGGAACAATAGACACAGTTTATAAAATTAGATCAGGTAAGGGAGGAAAAAGACCAACGACAAAAGATACTAAAATGATTGCTAATAATATGAAAGCAATATCAAAAGCATTTTTTGTTAATTTTGAAAAAGCAATAAATTATTCAGTTAAGAAAAAACCTGAATTTTTTGATATGGTTGATGAGCAAGTGTGGGAAAGTTTATCAAACATATTTACATTGTATAATTCAAAAGACTATCAAACTATGAGAAATTTCAGTGAAGATTTCCAAGTTGGTATTGACGGAAAAACTATTGAAAAAAAAGATAAGTCTAGAAAAATAGCTTAACCCTCTAAGCTATATTAAAAGGAAACCCCAGTTTAATAGCTGGGGTTTTTTTTTGGTTGTTCTAAAAATAAATTAAGTGATTTACAGGGGAGGGGTATAGGTACAAAATTTTACACTACCCAAAGCCCCCCAAAGTGTTAACAAGTTTATAACTTAAAAAATTCATAGATATTTCAGGGGTTGTTTTAAGATTGCCCCAAAAAAACACTAAGGGAGTGCAGGGGTACACACCCCACCCCTATAGTATATATATAGCATTACCAGAAAATCTCCAAAGTCCTTGTTAACCAACTCTGGGCCATATTTGTGGGTGTTATATTCCGACAATATCCCTAGGAATACCCTAGGGGGTACCATATAAGTAGGTACCGTATAGACGTAAGGGACCCTGGGGGTACCTAATAACATTATACACCCCATGTCCAATTTTGTCAACAACAAAATATGCTAACTTTGTCACACTTAAAAATAATACTTGACAAAATTACGTGNCAAGCACTATAATGGTAAGTATATGTATTATTTAACGGACACACAAACACACTCAAATCACATACAAANANGGTCATCACNAATAATACATATAAAATGATAGAATTAAACAAAGAACTAGTAAAAGATCTCCCATTTNNGGANATAATGGAGTTAATTAATGCAAGACATGGATTCTACTATAACAAAAGCTCAAAAAAGAAACTTGACAGATATGCAGGAAAAGTTTCTAGACGTATTGTTCGCAGAAGCNAAGGGAAATCCAAGAGAAGCAGCACGCTTGGCTGGCTATTCGGAAAATAGCTATAGCAAAGTTATAAGAAATTTGAAAAAAGAGATTACAGAANTAGCGGAGAACCATTTATCAACGCACTCTGCTCAAGCGGCTAATAGGTTAATCGCCTTACTAGATGAAGACGGCACTACTCCACAGGCAAGTATTCGTCTAGCAGCCGCNAACTCAATTTTAGACAGAGTAGGCATTGTTAAGAAGGATCAATTAGATATTAACATGAAAGCTCTGCACGGTATATTTATATTACCAGCAAAAGATGGAACCGATAAAAATAAAAAAGAGAGCTAGGACTATACCATTTGGTTTTAAACAATCAAATGATCCTAATTATCTTGAACCCATTAAAGAAGAATTACAAGCTCTTAATCAAGCAAAAGATTATTTAAAAAATTGTTCATTAAGAGAAACAGCATCTTGGCTAAGTAGAAAAACAGGAAGATACATATCACATGTCGGACTTAAAAAACGAATTGAAAGAAGTGGCACCTCCGAAGCCCAAGAAGATAATTCAAAAGAAAGCCAAGAAGTCAACACAACAGATTCTAGCTCGCAGTCGTAAGAAAGTTGCAAAGGCAGAACAATCTTTAAGATCTGCCAAACAGTCAGCAGAAAATATTAAAACAAAACTGTTAACTATAGATAAATCTTTACAAGGTAAAGAGACTCAACTCATTACGAAAGATCAAATCGAGAGTGCTCCTAAGACAGTACAAGAGCACATAAATCAGCAAGAGGTTATCTTTAAACCTAACTCAGGTCCACAGACACAATTTCTTGCAGCTTCTGAAAGAGAAGTTTTTTATGGTGGAGCAAGAGGTGGTGGTAAATCCTATGCGATGCTAGTAGACCCACTTCGATACTGTTCCAAAGCTCATCATCGAGCACTCCTAATAAGAAGAACAATGCCAGAGTTAAGAGACTTAATTCAAAAGTCTCAGTTATTATACTCGAAAGCATACCCAGGAGCAAAATGGAGAGAGCAAGAAAAAGAGTGGCGATTCCCATCGGGAGCAAAGATAGAGTTCGGTTACGCAGAAAACATGACGGACGTTTTACGTTACCAAGGTCAATCTTACACATGGATAGGAATAGACGAACTTCCACAATATCATTCGCCAGATATATATAATTTTTTAAGATCATCACTTAGAAGTGTAGATCCTAGTATTCCTGTATTTATGAGATCTACAGGTAATCCAGGAAACGTTGGTTCACAATGGGTACGAGAAATGTTTGTAGAACCAGGAGAACCTAACACAGCTTTTGATGTAGGAATAGATACACCTAATGGTAAAAGATACATTAGCCGTAGATTTATTCCAGCTAAGTTACAAGACAATCCCTATCTAATGCAAACTGATGATTATTATATCATGCTTGCATCATTACCTGAGATACAAAGAAAACAATTTTTAGACGGAGATTGGGACGCATATGAAGATTCAGCATTTCCAGAATTTAACAAAACAACTCACGTGGTCGAACCTTTTGAAATACCTAGGGGTTGGTATAAATTTCGTGCTGCTGATTGGGGTTATTCTTCTCCTGCTTGTGTGCTTTGGT